CAATTAAGACCCAGCTAAAAAGGGATTTAAAGATATGGGACGAAAAGAAACATCTAAGGTCTGAAGCTGGTAAAAAGGGAGGTCTAGCAAAAGCTAGCAATGCTACAAAGTCTCTAGCAAATCCTAGCAATGCTACAAATTCTCTAGCAAAACTAGCTGTTAATGTTAATGCTAATGTAAATGATATATATAGGGACACAAACAAAGAATTGCCAGTAAATGAGGAAAGCCATAACGCAATATTTAGAAAGCTTTGGACAAGCAAAATTTGGCTAGAGGCAACGGCAATGAAAAATAAGGTAACGGTTGAGCAAGTGCATATCCATTTAAATGACTTTAGAATTGAATGCATTTTAAAAGAAGAGTTAAAGGTAAGCGAAAAGGACGCAAAAGAGCATTTTATTAATTGGATAAAAAGAGGCAATCCAATACCTGAAATAGACGCTCCTAAGTACGCTAAATCAACTCAACAGGATAATTGGTGGTAATATGGAAGAGATTAAAGAATTAAACGACTTAAACAGAAATGTTTGGGGATTGATTGTCCAAGCACAAGAGACTAAAAATTGGGCCTTAATGGAGATAAACTTAAAAAGGCTTTACGCTTTACAAAAAAAGTACGTTAATATTATTAATTTACTAGATTATGAGGTAAAAGGTACTAAATTGGCATTGCAAGAAGAGGCAAGGCAAAACAGGATATTTGAGAAGCAATGGTTTACAGACCTATCCAAGAAGCAAGGCAAATACAACGAACTAAAAACCGAAATAGATAAATACTTTTTTGAATGAAAAAACACAACAAAGAGTTTGACTTGGATTTTTGCGAGGCATCAATAAAGACATTTGCTGGCCAACGTGAATCGATGCTAGATAATTTTCGCAAAGGCAAAGAGGCTGGGAGTAAAACCTATGTCAGAGACATTGACAACATAACCAGCGGAGGTCTACAAAATAAGATGTGGTCTTGGAAGGCTGGAGAGTTTAACCTTTGGACTGGTTACAATAACGAAGGTAAATCTCAATTCCTTATTTTTCTTTGCGTTTTGAAGGCAATTAATGAGGGTTGGAAGTTTGCTTTCTTTACTCCTGAGAATTACCCGCCAGACGAATTCTTTGACGACATTATACACACAATAACTGGCAAGAGTACCGACCGAGCTTATAAGAATTTTGACCTTAGTGAAGAGGAGTATTTGAAAGCTTTTGACCTTGTAAAAGATAGTTTCTTTTTTGTTTACCCCGAAAAAAACGGAATACCAGATTTTAGGATTGAGCAAATAGAAAGCGTCTTTGAGTTTCTTGTTTGGGAGAGAGGAGTTAACGCAGTAATTGTTGACCCGTATATAAAAATCCGACATGAGATGGGCCCTGGCGAGCAAGAGCATTTGTACGCTTCGCGTTTTATGATGGATAGGATTAACTTTACTAGAAAAAATAATGTTTCTTATCATTTAGTAATGCATCAAACAACACCAAGAAAAGAGAAAGACGGCAATTATCCGCCTCCAAGTCTCTACCAAATAAAGGGGGGGGGTACCTTTGCAGATTCGACAGACAACACAATAAGCGTTTGGAGACCTAACAGAGCAACCGACCCAAACGACACAACAGTAATAATTAAAACGGATAAAATCAAGAAACAAAAGCTTGTTAGAATACCTTTTGAGATTACGATTGATTTTAACAGAAAGCGCAACCGTTACATTGGTAAAGATGGATTCGATTACCTTGCAAACGCAAACGTACAAAGCAACCAATTTTCAAGGCTAGAAAAATATCCCAATTTGGGAACAAATAATTTTGAGTTTAATACAGAAAAAGAAGAAATTACAACTCCATTTTAAACGAAATAAACAAAACGACTATGAGCAAAATTTACGGCGGAAACGCAAAAATTATCGAGACAAAGTATGGCCAAATGTGGAAGGTAAGTCAAAATAGAACAGACCTTGAGAACTTATTAAAGTACATGAATGAGAATGATACTGAATGGGTAAACCTTGACATTAAGGAAAAGCCGCAAAAGGTCGAGGGAAAGGCAACACATTATTTGGAGCTTTACCAAAAGGAGGGAATACAAGTGGCAAATAAGCCAATACAAAAGAGTATTATTGAAACCGATGCATTACCCTTTTAATGAAAAAAAAGTATTTGTACGCAATCTTTGCGGCGTTGGTGGGCATTGCTTTACTAACGCTGCTTCAAGTCAATAACCTTGTCCTTTTTATGGTCTTGTTATTCTTTTGGACTTTGTCTTGTTCGTGTATTTATAAAAAATGTAAATGATAAACTGCAATCTAAATTACAAGCCGCTAAGCGTAAACGAAGCCTGGCAAGGCAAACGCTTTAAAACCGAATCTTACAAACAATACGAAAAGGATTTGTTGTTTATGTTTCCAAGTGGAAAGATTGACCCAACGCAAATGCTAAGGATTGAGTTTTTCTTTGGCTTTAGCAACCAGGCGAGTGACTTAGATAATCCAGTTAAATTGTTAATTGATATTGCACAAAAGAAATATGGGTTTAACGACAAGAACGTTTTTGAGTTAAACGTGCGCAAATGCCTGGTTAAAAAGGGAGATGAGTTTATACAAATGGGAATTTTTAATTTATTGCCGTTTTAAACAAAAATCACTTTTATTACTTGTATTATTATCGGAATCCTATATTTGTCTAAAGATTAAACAAATGAGCATTTACGAGGGATTATATATACGAAAGGCGCGCAAGTTAGCTGGCTACACACAGGAGCAGTTGTCCGAGAAAATCGGACTATCGCTTGCGCCAATTAACCAGGTTGAGAATGGATTGGAAAGCATAAGCCTAAACAGACTTAGGACGATTTGCGATGCAATTGGTTTAGAGGTTGTTATAAAGCGCAAAGATGACTAAAGGGTTGCCGTTTACTAAGCCTGACTATTCTTTAGAGATTAGATACCGACTTAGGGACGGCAATTGGTCGCCTTGGATTAATCATGGTAAAGGCAAGTTTGAGACAATTGATATTGTGCAAAGACAAATTAGAATGCTGGTAAGCCATCCAGAAATGAGAGAGAAAGAGGTTCGATTTATATGGAACGGAATTCTTTGCGACTTTACTGGCAATCAGACTGGCCAAGTAATAACTTTAAAATAGATGTTTTTGGGTTTTGGTGACTGGAAAGGCTTGGGTTTTGCTCAAGCTTTTTTTTCTACCTTTGTATTATGAGCGGACGACCAAAAGCAGAATTCGATTTACCACAAGATTGGTATATTGAGATACTAAGCCTTTACAAAGAAGGCGCCTCAGACGTGGAGATTAAAGCATTAATTTACCAATGGAGAGGCTCATTTTCCAATGACCTTTGGGACCGTTGGATTAAAGAAGAGGAGCAATTTTCGGAAACCATAAAAATGGGTAAGCTAATATCCGAGGCTTGGTGGTCTAAATCTGGCCGTAAGAACTTAGAAAATAGAGACTTTAATTATACTGGTTGGTATATGAATATGAAAAACCGATTTAATTGGACTGATAAGCAAGCCATTGACGTCACAACTCTTGGAGATAAGGTGACGCCTCCAATTGAGTGGCTTAAAAGCGAGTAATGGAATCAATAAAACTATTAGATAAATACCAGCCTTTATTTTTAGCCAAGACTAAAAGCCGCTACTTTTTAATAACTGGCGGTCGAGGTAGTGGTAAATCGTGGACATTATCTTTGTTTTTACTTAATCTAACTTACGAGGAGGGACACGTTATTCTCTTTACGCGTTGGACTTTGACAAGTGCTTTTATTTCGATTATCCCAGAGTTTATTGACAAAATTGAGTTAATGAATAAAGCGGAGGACTTTGAGATTACGCAAAGCGAGATAATAAACAAGGCTACAGGCTCAAAGATTTTATTTCGTGGAATAAAGACCAGCCAAGGCACGGCAACCGCTAACCTTAAATCAATCGCTGGAGTTACAACCTTTATTCTCGACGAATCCGAGGAGCTAATGGACGAGGATGTTTTTGACCGTATCGACTTATCAATTAGAGCGGTAAACAAACCCAACCGCGTTATTTTGGTAATGAATCCTAGCTTTAAATCGCATTGGATTTATAACAGATTTGTAAAGAATCCTCGAAACGATACCAGCTATATTCATACGACCTATCTCGACAATCAGCAGAATTTAAGCAAGTCATTTGTTGACCAGGCTAAAAGGACACAAACGGAAAACTTACATCGCTACAATCATTTATTCTTAGGCCATTGGCTCGACGATGCTGAAGGGATGCTATGGAATAGGCAAATAATAGAACGTCTTAGGATGGCTAATCCGCCCCAATTAGAACGAATTGTTGTTGCGGTTGACCCAGCGGCCTCGGCTAATTTAGAATCCGACGAAACTGGCATAATTGTTTGCGCTAAAGACTCGATTGGGAACGGTTATGTCTTGGAGGATTTGAGCGGAAAATACTCCCCTAGCCAATGGGCAGCGGTTGCGGTTAAAGCATTTGAACGCTGGAGCGCCGATTGCATAGTTGCCGAGAAAAACATGGGAGGAGATATGGTCGAAAGCGTTTTAAGGTCGCAAAATACGACCGCAAGAATAAAGCTAGTAAATGCAACTAAGGGCAAATACGTTCGAGCGGAGCCAATCTATTCTCTTTATGAGCAAAACAAAATTTATCACATTGGCCAATTTCCAATACTTGAGGCTCAAATGATTACATTTGACCCTGACAAAGGCAAATCGCCTGACCGAGTTGACGCCCTAGTTTGGGGATTTACTGAATTACTTTTAGGCTCAAAATTTACATTCTCAATATGACCAAAGAAACTATTGCCTCGCTCATCTTAATGTTTATTACTTACCTTTTAATCGTCTTTGTGACCTTGGATTTTAATCCGCTTACCTGGCATTGGTTAGCTCGCGCGGCAATGGTTATAATTTGGTTTTATGGACTTGCATTTTTAGAAAAAAATAAATAGGTATATTTGTTAAAACGAATATGCTATGCTATTAAAGGCTCTTCAGAATTACATCACGCCACAAGTCACGCCGACAAAGACTTATCCCGACGTAAATCTACTCAATCAAATACTTTATGGCCAATTCACGGCCTCCACGCTTGTTGTTTGGTATGACTCAAACCAGCAAACATTTATTGACAAGGGTTACAAAGGAAACGCCCTGGTTTATTCAATCATTAGAAAGATAGCAGAAAAAGGCAAGCAATGCCCGACTTACGTTTACAAAGAGAGCGAGGCAAGCAAGAAATACAGAGGCGGAAAGTACAACTCAAAGGAATTAAACAGAGTGCAAAGCATAGCATTTCGCAAAAAGGAGCTTGAGGACGTTAATTATTTAGACCCAGTAAACCAGCTAATTAAAAACCCTAATCCAATGCAAACTTGGAGCGAGTTTCTTGATTCTATGCTAACGTGGTACAATACTAGCGGCGAGATATTCGTTTACGGCTTTGCGCCACAGGATGGCCTAAATAAGGGCAAAATAAAAGAGATGTACGTTTTACCGTCAAACTATGTGGAAATAGTTGCTGGGAGTTTATTTGAGCCAGTACGGGGCTACAAATTGATTATTGGTGACCAAAATAT